GATGGACTGAAAGCTTGTCGATATTTATCTAAGATTGGTATTAGGGTGAATGTAACCCTTATATTCAGTGTTAGTCAAGCTATATTGGCTTCTATAGCAGGTGCTACCTATGTTTCTCCATTTATTGGAAGATTAGATGATAATAGCCTTACAGGACTTAGTTTAATTGCTGATATAGGTGATTTATATAAGAAACAAGATATTAAAACACAGATACTAGCAGCTTCTGTACGTGATGTTCAGTCAGTAGGGAAGGCATTTGAGTTAGGAGCGGATATATGTACTATTCCGCCTAAAGTGTTTGATGGTATGTCTAATCATGTCTTAACTGAGACTGGGTTAGCCCAATTCGAAGTTGACTTTTTAGCATAGAGTTCTATAATGAATGATTTCCCATGTACGAGCTGTGGAAAGTGTTGTGAGAAGGTAGGAAAAGTAATAGCCAACAAACATCTATATGATCCTTTAATTTTATCACTCCTTGAGGAGTTTCCTTATAAAACTAAAGAAGATGGGTCTTGTGAGATGTTGGTTGATGGATTATGCTCGGTTTATCCAGATAGACCTTTGATTTGTAACATTAAAGCTTTAGGAACTCTCAAAGAAATACCTTTAGAGGAATACTATCGTCAAACTGCAGAATTTTGTAATATATTGATTAGTAACTCTGATTTATCTGATGAATACCTAGTTAAAATTTAACATAAATTTCTGAAGTCGAATAACGACTATACGAGGACGCAAAAACCCCCATAGGGGGGTGCGCCCGCGCGGTAGTTGGACCGCGATCACGTGATTTCCTGTCCAAACCGTGTCCAAATGTTTTTCCTTCCTACCACAGCCCAGTGATACCAATGGATCTACTGCTCTGAGTAACTGTGTGTTAGACAGTTACGCAAGCTTCGTGCGTGGTTCTATCATCGCGGGAGCGTGTGACCTGCGCACGGTAGTTGGTATCGCCTGTGTTATGTGAGGTGCGATCTGTACGCGACCCCTAGCTTCGCTAATGATTGACCAGCTGATTGATAAGATAATTTAATATCCACTGCTATCACTGCAATCTCAGCAGATAATGTGGTAATGTCAGCAAATCCACACCAAACCATGCTTGACTTTGCGAACTGGATCATGTAGATTGATTCTTGAAGATTGAGATCTTTCGAACTCTCGTTAGAGGGTGAGAGAGTTCTCAAGATTCAATCAGAATCAACTAAGAGAACCTCCGAACCTCGAAAACTGAATAACTTGCCGACGATCAACTGCAATCAATCGGATTGCCAAGCGTTGAGTAGCTGACTAACGAAGCCCTCAGGAGATGCCAACGAAGTTGTAGGCTAAACATGAATGAACAACCCAGCATTCAGGAATGCATCAAGGTTCGAGTCCTTGACTGGGTTTTGTTTACTTTATTTATTATGCAAACTACTTTGTTTCCAATGTTCGATGGATGTGCACTAGTCAATGACAGTGCTTCCAAGGACGTAGCTGTTATGGCTGCTCTTAGTTCTTTACAAGAACAGGGCTGGCCTAACGCTTCAGGTCTTGGTACTCACTACTACGTAGACTCCGAGAACATTACAGATCCTGATCAACTTCAGGAATACTGGGAAGAGTACAGCCTTTGAGCGTGATGCTGAGGATCAAATCCTCTACTCTTCATTGGGATATCGCATCCCATTTGTTCACATTATTCACCATGTTCAACATGTTTATCAACGTTCCAACTCGTACATCAGCTGCTATTAAATCACTTAAGGTTGACTTACTAGCACGTGAAGCCCTTGTAACTTTCAAGGACGGTACCACTTACGAGTATGAGAATGTATCAGCTAGAGCAATAGCAAATGTATTGTTCAACCCTGATATAAGCTTAGGTTTCTGGGTTAACAACAACTGTGTAAATGCAGACAGAACTAACCTCACTGAGCCGATGCTTCCATCATTTGTATAAACAAATAAGCTAGTAGTCAAGGACTACAGCAGGGTTCAAGTCCCTGCCTAGCTCTTACCCAATCGGGTAAATGTTCACTTATTAATTATCATCATGCAATTAAACATCGGATTATCAAGTGCCTATGATGTAATCAAGGACACTTACGATTATGAAACATGCAAGGAAATTGTAGAGCATGGCTGTGTATCAGGTGCGGCACACAACCACATCTATTACAAGGACACTCTATCTTTCTTTGATAAGTATGAAGATGGAATGATCGAGTACATTACTGACACCTTGGGTGATGAAACAGTTGAGTCTTTATGGACTCAAAACACTGGTAATTATACAGGGTATCAGAACGATGTCACTTGGACATTCATCGAGCTAGTAGCTATGAGTATTGTCGATGGTGTTGACGCACTTGAAGACGATGAACTCTATGCTGTTATAGCTTAACAAGGACGCAAGTCCTTTTCTTGGTCCCTTCGTATAACGGTTAGTACGCTAGCTTGTCACGCTAGTAATGCGGGTTCGATTCCCGCAGGGACCGTTGCCTCTCAATGAGAGAGGCGCATTGAACGAATGATTCTATTTGCATTTGCACCTATCATTCTAACCTACCTAATCATTGAACACCTATGAACTACAAGGACGCAATCAATGTGTCGATCTCTGACAAACTTACTAAGAGTAAGTTAATAGAGATAAGTAATACATTACAAGACAGATGTTTACTTAGTGAGTTAGATAAGCCAACACTTATCCCACTCAGTAGTTATATCAAGGACGTACGGTCTAGGTGGGATATACATCTCACTGAATGGAGAGCCTTAACCAAGGACGTTATCAACGTAGGCAAACAAGCACGTGTCATCTATGACAAGGCTTACGCGCGTGCGTTTGATTGATTCTTTCCTCTAGCCCTTCGGGGTTAGATGAAGGATTCATATCCTTCTTATTGTTTGTTAATTAATCATGACATTATCATTCGAAACTACACACGAGTACTACCTCAAGGACGCATCAATGTACTACTGCGAGGATCATAATAGCTTGATGTTAACTCAAGACTATGAGGATCGCTTAGTAATTGGTGGCCTTAAGGCTGGTACTGTGCTTAAGTTTGCTCAAGAGATCGTAAAGAAATCACTTGAGAAAGAAGTAACACCAAAGAAGAAGACTACTTCTACTAAGTAGACTCTCTCCTCTTGCCCATACGTGGGCAGGATGAGGGACTCACATCCCTTACCATCACACTACCAAGGAGGTCAATTGAATTTAAATAGTACAGAACTAATACATTTGCTTGGAAGATTTGAGCATGAACATATACGTCACGGTTCTTGCACTATGACGTGTAAGGAAGTGAGCAACTTAAAGGAGAAAATACTCAATGAATATTATATTAAAGTTCAAGGACGCGGACGTAAAACGTAAGAAAAAGGGTAAACGTAAGCCTCAACAAGTACGTCAAGCTAAAGCTAGAACTAAACAATTAGTACGTAAACTTACTCGCTAAGTATTATTTATGATTCACAATCACGGCCACAAACGTGTTAACTATGCAGCTACTATGAGTAATAATAATGAATATATTATTAGAGCTTATGATAACCATGAGGCAGCACAACAAGCTCTTAATTTAGCTGACTTAATGAATGAAGAACTCAAGGACGTATGTAAACTATGAAAAGAAAAAAACCCTATCAACCAAACAATTGGCAAGCATACAAGGATTCACCGCCTGAGTGGTTTGAATCTATAACCTTTGAAGAGTTTGAGAGCTGGAAGATTGCAGGTTGGCAAATACCTAGCTCAGTCGATTGTATTATCCGTGTAACTGATCTTGAGACAGGAAAGATTAAAGAGCACGTGTATTCCAAACGAGGTAACGCTGAGAATAAGGTTAGAAAACTTATGAGTCAAGGACTACATGAGTTTGTTGTTTGCGATCACGAAAACGTACACCATTTATTCCCAATAACACCCGATGAAAAAAAGAACAAGAGAGATTCGGTTAGCTGAGTTAATCAGAGATATCGAATCCCATCCAAACAAGGATGAATTAATTAAACTTATGAATGAACAACTCATTGATGATTTAAACTAATGCCAACACCTGCTCAAATAGATGAGCAAATCAATCATGAACGTGATGCCATTGCTCAAGGATTAAAAAGACTTAGAGACAATACTAAGAACTTAGAAGAGAAGTCATATGCTTCAGCTTCTATCTATGGTATCTCAACGATTGATGCCTTATTACCTTTAGTTGTTAATCGAATTAAGGAGACTAATAAAAGAATACATGAAGGACATACAGGTCAACTATTTAAACAAATAAATCATTACCTAGCTGATGTAGAACCATTAGCTGCAGCTGCTATAGCTTGTAAGATAACAATAGATAAAGTCTTTTCTGTTAAAGAAGGAAACAACCAATTAACTAGGGTATCTGAAGCAATAGGTAAGGCAGTAGAGAATGAGTGTCAAATGCGACACTATGAAAGACATGCTCCAGGTTTATTAACTACACTTAAGAAGAACTACTGGCATAAATCAATAGGCACAGATCAGAAGGTAGTAGTTATACAAACCTTAATGAATAGGTATGAGGTACAAAGGTGGGAGACTTGGGGAGCTGCTAATAGAGTCAGGTTAGGAGGTTGGTTATTAGATTGTTTACTAGAGACAAGTAAATGGTTTGAAGTCAAAACCATAAGAGTAGGTAGGAAAACAAATAACCATGTAATACCTACACCTGAGTTCATGTCAATCAAAGATGAGGTCATGTATAACGCTGAGTTATTCAGTCCATTAGCTTGGCCCATGTTAATTGAGCCAAATGACTGGACAGCTGAGAAGCCAGGTGGCTACTTGCTTAACGAGATTATGCGCGGCCATACCATGGTTCGTAGGAGCGAGGTGTCACCTATACAGGGAGAAAAGCCTTTTGAATTCCTTAACAAAATACAAAAGGTTGCCTATACCCTTAACCCTTTCACTGTTAAGGTAGCTGAAATACTTCAGGGAAAGGGTACAAGTGTTGGTAAATTCCAACCAATATGTCATCATGAGCTACCTAATAAACCTGTTGACATAGCTGAGAATGAAATTGCTAGGAAGCAATACAGAAGAGACGCAGCTGAGGTATTAAATAGACAAGCTCAAGAGTTTAAGAAGTCTTGTCGTACAAGGATGACGATGGAGACAGTAGAACGCTTTAAGAATAAAGAGAAGTTCTATATTCCATGGTCTTTTGATTACCGAGGAAGGGTTTACCCTATTCCTGCATTTCTAACTCCACAAGATACAGACTTTGGAAAAAGTCTTATAAGATTTGCTGATGAATCCTTTATGGATGATGAGGCAGAGAGATGGTTAAGGTTTCAAGTTGCTACTTGTTGTGGTCTAGACAAAGAGACACTTAATGATCGTCTTTCTTGGACATATGAGAATGAATATTTAATCACAATCATCGCTGAAGATCCAATAGGTAATATCCATGAATGGGAAGAGGTTGAGGAACCTTGGCAATTCTTAGCTGCATGTGATGAAATGTATCATTGTGTAATAAAGAGAGATCGGATTAGTACTGGACTACCTATAGCTATAGATGCTACATGTAGTGGTCTACAGATACTAGCCGGTCTAGCTAAAGATAAATCAACAGCTGAGTTAGTTAATGTAGTTAACTCAGATAAACCACAAGATGCTTATAAGGTCGTAGCTGAACTAGCTAAACCTAATTGTCCTAAACCTATACAACCTTATATGGATAGGAAAACTGTTAAAAGAACAGTTATGACAATCCCTTACAACGCAAAGCCTTTCAGCAATCGTTCGTACATAAGAGAAGCTTTGCGTGAGAAAGGATATATGCCTGAGTCTGGTGAATTAGGAGATACAGTCACAGCTGTAAGAAATGCTCTATTTAGTAAATTTCCTGGGCCTATGTCTGTTATGAAATGGATAGAGACTGAGGTCAGTCAAGCTATTAAGCGTGGTGCTACTCATCTTGAATGGGTAACTCCATCAGGTTTTGTCGTCTCTCAGAAAATCTTTAAGCAAGATTACGAACGAATTGTTTTAAAAGTATTAGGTAAATGCAACATGAGAGTTGCTACTGGTGATACAGATAAAGTAGATAAAGCAAGACATAAAGCCGCTACAGCTCCTAACCTAATACATTCATTAGACGCAAGCTTATTGTGTCTAGCTACTCTTAAGTTTAATAATCCTATAGCTTTAATACATGATTCAGTTCTATGTAGAGCTACAGACATGTCTGAACTATCTAATATAGTCAGACAAACATACATGTACCTGTTCGCAGAACATGATTACCTAACAGACTTTGCTCAACAGATAGGAGCTGAGTCTAAACCACCGATCATAGGAGACCTCAAACCTGAGTCCGTGATCGAATCCACTTACTTTTTTTGTTAAATGTATTCATTATTTGATAGCTTTTTTGCACCACCTACCATTGTTGTTGTCTCTGAGGAGAGGCTACAGGCAGCGGAGCGAGAAGCTAAGTTACAAAGACTTAAGGCAGTTGACGATAGGTTGACTGAATTAAGAGAGTATCGTCAATCTCTAGCTAAAGAGTTAGCACCAGCTGAGGACACCGAAGCTAAGGAGGTTGCGTAATGCCTAACACTACACACAAGACTAATGCACCTGTAAGACTTGAAGGGTTTAATGCAGTGTTAAAACCAAGTCAATATGGCTATAGTCTAAAGGCTTTAGTTGGAGACGAATTAATTAGTGTCTTAGAGAAAGAAAGAGAAGATCAAGTTGAATGGTGTATCTCTAAACTCAAGAATCCAAAAAGAAAAACAGAACGTCCAGTACCTTGGGAGGAAGTAGATAATGGAAAATACACTATTAAATTCTCATGGGGAGAGGACAATAAGCCGCCAATATATGATACGGAAGGGACTTTGGTTACTGATCTTAACATCCCTCTGTATGAAGGGAGTGCTGTTAAATTAGCCTTCTATCAGAAGCCATACTTATTAAGAGATGGTGTTACTTATGGTACATCTCTCAAGCTTAGAGGTGTACAGATAATCACTGTTAATAGTAAGGCTGGTGTAGATACAGGTGAGCTTAGTGACGAGGACGTGAGGACAATGTTCGGTACTTGTGAGGGGTATAAGACTAGTGAGCCTAATCCCCAACCAGTTGACACGACACCTTGCTCTGAGCAGATAGACGATGACTTCTAATGTTCAGATCTACATTAGAGGAGAAGGTCTCAGATTTATTATGCGAACTAGGAATTGACTATGAGTATGAAACAAATAAAGTCGCTTATCAAATCTCCCACTACTACGTCCCTGACTTTATACTCCCTAATCACGTTATTCTAGAGTGTAAGGGATATTGGGATAGTGCAGATAGGCGCAAGATCAAGAACGTTATAGAACAGAATCCACAATTAGATATAAGGATGGTGTTTCAATCACCCTATAACAAGATCTCAAAGAAATCAAAGACTACGTACGCCAAATGGTGTGATCGTCACAACATTAAGTGGTGTGCGTTCCACACAATACCAATGGAATGGCTCATATAGAGAGCGAATTCGAAAGGCATATACCTTGTACAGAATGTGGATCATCAGATGGGAATTCTCTTTATTCTGATGGTCATACATTCTGCTTTGTATGTCATACCCGTACTCCTGGGAATGGAGAAATTATTCACAATCAACAAATGTCTACAGATGTACAACTCAAAGGATCAGCTATACCGCTGCAGAAACGAGGGCTATCAGAGGCAACTAATCAAAAATACAAAATCTATCGAGACGGAGAACTTTTACGCTTCCATTATTTCTCAAGCGACGGATTACTTCAGGGAGCAAAAGTAAAAACTAAACAAAAAGATTTTTACTATGAAGGGAAACAGACAGATACCCTATTCGGACAACATCTCTTCCCTTCTACTGGCAAAAGAATTGTCGTTACGGAGGGTGAGCTAGATGCCGCCTCGTGTTACGAAGCAATGCCAGGATGGCCAATGGTTTCACTCCCTCACGGAGCAGCCAGCGCCAAAAAAGATATTCAAAAACAGATCCCCTTGTTTCAAGGCTATGAAGAAATTGTACTCTTCTATGATGGAGACGATCCAGGAAGAAAGGCAGCTGAGGAATCTGCAGGTGTATTACCACCAGGGAAGGTCAAAATTGCAAGGCTTGAGTCCTACAAAGATCCTTCAGAGGCTTTACAAGAAGGTAACTCAGAAGCAATAAGAAGAGCGATATGGGATGCCAAGGTATACCAACCTGATGGGATAGTCGATGCTAAATCATTACTTAAAGAAGTAACCACTCCACAGAAAGAATCAGACCATGACTACCCATACGAGGGACTTAATAAGAAGCTACGAGGGATCCGGTATGGATCACTTGTCACTTTTACTTCAGGAACTGGCCAAGGAAAATCAACCATCACCCGTGAGATTGCAACTCACTTGCTCAACAAAGGGGAACGGGTTGGGTTCCTGGATCTTGAAGCAAGTAATAGACAAACAGCTCTAGGCTTGATGTCTACTGCTGTAGGCAAACCATTACATATAGGTGAACATAGTGAGCAAGAACTCAAAGAACATTTTTCTAATACCATTGCTAATTGGAATCTCTACATGTTTGATGGCTTCGGTTCTTTTGATCCGGACGTGGTTTACAATCGGATCGAATACCTTGCCACTGGGTTGGAATGCAAGGTTGTATTCCTAGATCACCTTAGTATTCTCCTCTCTGGATTAGAGGGAGACGAACGTAGAATGCTGGATATTACGATGACACGTCTACGAAGCCTAGTTGAACGTACAGGTATAACTTTATTTCTAGTAAGCCACCTTAGACGAGCTAATAATGACAGAAAGTCACATGAAGAGGGAGGTCGCGTGTCCCTTGGACAGTTACGAGGGTCTCATAGTATCTCTCAAATCAGCGATGCAGTCGTCGCTTTGGAACGAGACCAACAGAGCGAAGAGAAACGAAGTGATACGACTCTTAGAGTCCTTAAAAATAGATATTCAGGCGAAACAGGAATAGCTTGTACACTTACATATGACTTATCCAACTGCAGATTTAGTGAGAATGATGTTACGGAATCACCCTTGGTATTCGGAACCAGTGAAGCCACGGATTTTTGAAGATAGTGATTACGATCACCCTTGGTATTCACTTAAAGATTTAAAGAAACCAAACCCACCTACGGAGGAACAAATTAAAAAAGCAAAATTTGTTGATAAGACATATGAATGGAAAAAGAAATAATGATTATCTTCGATTTAGAGACAAATGGATTACTCCATGATCTAACTCGTATCCACTGTATATCCTTATATAACTCTGAGACAAATGAAATTGAATCATTTAATGACGAGCGTGACGACAAGTACTCGATCACTGAAGGGTTGGCTAAGCTCACTACAGCTGACACCATTATCGGTCACAACATTATCGGTTTTGACTTACCTTGCATTCGAAAACTCTACCATTTTTTCCGTACCAATGCTCGCTTTATTGATACTCTTATTCTTTCACGTCTTTACCATCCAAATCTATTAGATATTGATTGGAAGAGAAGAGATAAAGGATTAAATAAACACATGCCTCTTCAATTATTTGGGAGACATTCATTAGAAGCGTGGGGACATAGGCTTAATCATTACAAAGGTGAATTTGGAAAAACTACTGATTGGAAAGATTGGTCTCCAGAGATGCAGTTGTATTGCGAACAAGACGTGTCCGTCACAAAAAAATTATGCAACCATTTCACCCCTTACCTGACTGGGTTGCGTTAGAGCACTCAGTTGCAGAAATACTTACAGAACAAGAATTACATGGATGGTATTTTGATGAAAGCGCTGCACGGGAACTTGAATCTGCTCTCAGACGAGAGTATGAAGAAACTTGTGCGGTACTTCGAGACAGGCACCCTTTCGTTGCCGGATCATTATTTACTCCTAAGAGAAATAATCGGACCCAAGGCTATGTCGCTGGTGCTCAAAGCATACGACTAAAGGAGCTAAACCCTACATCAAGGGATCATATATCTTGGATACTACAAACACATCATGGCTGGAAGCCAAAATTAATCAGCTCGAACGGCAAGCCCGTAATAGACGAAATAGTTCTAAAGGACATTGGAACGGATATTGCTCTCCGTTTTCTCCGATGCCTGGAACTGAAGAAGGCTTTAGGGATGATATCCGAAGGCGTGAACGCATGGCTCAAGCTATGTACGACATCTAACAGGATTCATCATCATTGCTCAGTGGCTACGAACACATTTAGATGTGCTCACAGGAAGCCAAATCTGGCACAAGTTCCAGCTGGAGAAGAATTCAGAAATCTATTTACAGCTAGTCCAAAACTAACAATGGTTGGTGCTGACTTAAGTGGTATTGAACTACGAATGTTAGCTCACTATTTAGGTAGATATGACGGCGGTAGATATGCAGACATTCTCCTTAATGGAGATATACACCAAGTTAATGCTGACAAGATTGGCATTAGCAGACGGGATGTAAAGACCGTTACCTACGCCTTTTTATATGGAGCTGGAGATGCAAAAATCGGATTATCAGTCGATAAGCAACTATCGCCAAATAAAGCAAGAGCTACAGGAAAACAGATACGTGCCTCGTTCATCGAAGCCATCCCTGGATTGGATGAGCTGCTACAGGCTGTTAAGAAGCGGTCTTCCACAGGCTCGATCTTGGCTATCGACCAACGAAAAATCATAGTTGATAGTCAGCACAAAGCCTTAAATTATTTACTTCAGTGTTCAGCTGGAGTCATTGCGAAACGTTGGCTACAAATTACCCATGACCACATACAAGAAATGGGTTTACGCTGCCATCAGCTCGCTTTTATTCACGACGAGCTGCAGTACGAATCCCACCCAGAACATGTTGATGATCTCAAATCTCTTCTTGTTCAATCCGCTGCTGAAAGCGGCGAATATTACTCCCTCAGAATACCCATAGCTGCTGAAGCAAAATCAGGTGCTACGTGGGCTGAGGTCCACTAACTTATGAAAATTTTAATTGATGCTGACTTTATAGTATATAAATGTTGTGCAGCTGCAGAGACAGAGATTGACTTTGGAGATGACGTTATAGTTGTAAGTTCCAAATTTACTGAAGCTTATAGCTGTGTCAAAAGAGAACTTAATAAAATACAACGTGAGTTCTTTGAACCAACAGAAAATCTTTTATTATTCTTTAGTGATAGCTGTAACTTCAGAAAGGATATTCAACCTGACTACAAAGGTCATAGAAATCGTAAAAAACCATGTGGTTATAAACGTGTTATTAATGCTCTTGGAAAAGAGTATGAAACTATCCGTATGCCTTGGCTAGAAGCCGACGATGCACTCGGAATTTATGCCACACAACACCCTGGTAATACTATTGTCTCACCAGACAAAGATATGAAACAAATACCTGGAAAGCTTTATAACTTCACAGATATGTTCACAATCACGAAAGAAGAGGGAGCTAAATGGCATCTAATTCAATCGATGGCTGGAGACAATACTGATGGTTATGCAGGTGTACCAGGTATAGGGATAAAAAGAGCTACCTCACTCTTTGAACAAGAGGGTTACAGCTGGAAAACAGTTGTAGAAGCATTTAAAGAAAAAGACTTATCGGAAGATGTTGCTCTAATGAATGCACGTCTAGCAAGAATCTTAACCGTGGATGATTATGACTTTGAAAAACGAGAACCTATCTTATGGTCTCCCGCCGCCGATTACAAAATTAACGTATGAACAAGATTTTAAAATGCGGCAAATTAAGGATGCCTTATCAAATCCTAATGCTCCAAGGGAAGATATAAATACTGTATTTCTTGCTTTACAAAAACAGAACTTTATTTTGGCTAATAGCCTAACAAATCTACTCGAAAAATGGCCAACCCCACCAATGAAACTGGACCCGAATATTACAGGCGTGGATCCATCCAAGTCTGGGATTTTATTCGTGATCAGGAACTCAGCTTCCACCTCGGAAACGTAATTAAATACATATGTCGTGCAGGTCATAAAGGTAACGACATAGAAGATCTAGCAAAAGCAATCCACTACTTATCTAATGAAATCGAATTTAGAACAAGCCAAAGAGTTCAGACAAGCATTCAGCATAAACAACTCACAGAATCTCAGCTCGAGGACTATGCAAAGGAATTTGATCGTTGAAGAATTTAAAGAATTCTTAGAGGCTGAAGGAATGTTATTTAGACAAAGCCTATCTCTACATCAAGAAGCTTTGAAAGAATTATGTGATCTTGTCTATGTCTGCTACCAGTATGCAGAAAATATGGAATGGGACTTAGATGAAGCTCTTGATCGAGTTCATAAAAGCAATATGTCTAAATTAGATGACGGTGGAAAACCGATTTATAGAGACGATGGAAAAGTTTTAAAAAGTAACAAATACAAACCACCATTATTAAGCGATCTTGTCTAATGACAAATTTTATATCGAGAACTGGTAGGGTTCAGTCATGGATAGACAATCCAACCTCCCGCCTACCAGTGTCATGCACTGTCTTCACAGTAGAAGACTCAATGGAGGGGAAAAATGGAATCGAAGCAAGTTGGAGATTCGTCTCACACGCTCTCAGATATGGAGCAGGCGTTGCTGTCCATCTATCAAAGCTCAGACCCAAAGGAAGTGAAAACGGAAAAGGTCTTACAGCTTCTGGACCAGTATCGTTCGCAAAAATCTACTCAACATTAAATGAAACGCTCAGACGTGGTGGCATCTATAAGAATGGCGCTGTTGTTGCTCATCTTGATCTCGACCATCCCGATGTCATTGATTTTATTACAACTCCTAGATCTGAACTCCCATGGATCAAAAGGTGCGTCAATATTAACGACGAAAAGTGGAAAGGTTCTGATAAAACAACACGGGATGCGTTGATATATGGCATCAGATCTGGAGACATTTGGTTAAACAAAATTAAGTATGATAACAATGGAAAACGAATCCGAGGCAACGTATGTCTCGAAGTTTATTTGCCGTCACGTGGAACATGCCTCCTCCAGCACGTCAATCTTGGTGCCTGTAAAGTCGGAGAACTCCAGTATGCTTTCTCTGAAGGTATGCGAAGTTTGTGCGAATTACATAGCGCAACAGGTGTCGATGAATCTGGGGAGTACTTATCACCAGAAACGGATCGCCAAGTCGGACTTGGATGTCTTGGATTAGCTAATCTATTAAGGCAGAACAATGTCACCTATGAACAATTTGGTGACGCATTAGAAGCAGTTAATGATGGCATACCTGGATTAGGTACAGCTGGCTTAATTGCTCAAGAATTATATAAAGGTATTCATGCTGCAGCTAAAATAGCACGTGAATATAACATGGATAGAGCGTTTGCAATTGCACCAACTGCAAGTTGTTCATATAAGAGTAAAGATCGAGAAGGCTTTACTTGTACACCTGAGATAGCTCCTCCAATAGCTAGGAGTGTGGATAGAGATTCAGGTACATTTGGTGTACAGACATACGAATATGGTGATGTAGAAATAGCTTCTGAAGTTGGCTGGAAAGCTTATAGAAAAGTTGTTGATAACATCATGAGTATGTTTAATTTTACAGGGCTTCTTCATGGATACTCATTTAACTCATGGTCAGATGTTGTAACCTACGACGAACAGTTCGTTGAAGAGTGGCTAGATAGTCCCCAAACATCACTTTATTATTCCTTACAGGTAATGGGTGACGTTCAGGATAAATCAAGTGCGTATGCAGCATTAGATGAAGATGAAGTCCAAGATTACTTGCAAGGGATTCTAGAAAAAGAACCCCAATGCGATTGTCAAGAATGAAAAATCCATATGAGAAATTACTCAATAGAAAAAGAACATGGACACCAGTCCAAACAGCAGCTGGAAAGCTTAAAGAGGGAGCTGAAGAGACCCTCTACCGTGCTCTCGCAATACGCCACATGGAGTTACCAGTTGGCGAATTCATTACAGAAGCACTTGAAAAAGAGGTTCCCGAATCTGCGAGAACCCTCTTAGAATCAAACGTCCAAGACGAGATCAAACATGACCTCGCTCTTGGCTATATAACAAACGCTATAGGCGTTGACGAGAAGTCTGAACAAGAGGCTTTTCGACTGCGGGATGCGTGGGAAGCGCACCCTGATCACACAATAACTAAAGCATTAGTAGCTGAACGTGCTATCTTCTTTGTACTTCTGCCTTTTTTTAGGTTTAATGGCGATGCTGGTCTCAGAACGGTATCAGCTGATATATCCAGAGACGAACAGATACACGTGGCCACTAATAGTCTCGTATGTGCTGATATGGGTCTTACTCCTAGTCAATCTCTGGATAAACTTAGGAAGGCCACGATTAACTGGATAATGGAGCCGTTAGGTAAGAATACCTATGGCGATAAATATTTAAGTAAAAAATTTTGGCTGGATACTAGCGATAATCTTATGTATAACGGCAAGGCTCCAGAGCTTTCGGAAACTAAGTCAGCTCGTATGCCAGCCTTCTTTGAACATAGCAATGTCAATCTACCCCAATACTCTTGAACCAATACTTGGTCCAAACTTAGAATCAATCCTCTCGGAGTTAGAGGATATCTACCCACACGTAACTCCATCTCCAGAGGATTCTTTGGAAACAATTATGTACAGATCTGGTCAACGTTCAGTAGTTGATTGGATTAATAACCGAATTAAAGAGGAAAATTAAATGTCAACTCCCAGGAGAACATACGGACCTATTGATACTAGAAAGTCCAAACTAAAAGTCACAGGAAATAAAAAAGAGCCCATAAATCTAACTGCATCAAATTCTCTTGATGATTCAGGGAATGGGTCTAATGAATCAAGTGGACTCTCAGCTAATCAACAATTTGTTACAGATAAATACCAAGAAATTTTTGGGCGTGACCCATCTTTTGGCACTCTAGGAGGTGCAGATTATTGGGTTGATAAATTAGACACTGGTGCACATACTCAAGATGATGTAATACATGCTCTTCTGGGATCACAAGAGGCACAAACAGGAACCCTTGGTGGACTTAATGAGTCACTTTCAATGACAGAAAACGCAGCAGCAGGGAATGTATGGGCTGGACACTTTGCTCCTGGTGGAGGCTTATCAGCGGGTACTGATTTATCTAATACTATATGGGCTGGTCTAGGTACTGGTGCTGGTAATAATTGGGGTACAGATAATGCAGCTGGTGCAGCAAATAACATCGCTGCATCCGTAGGTTATGTACCTAATAATTTAGGTGGACAGTATTATAATCAGGGTATAACCGGCGGTGGCGACACCATCCCACCAAACCCTACCGACCCTGGCACAATACCACCAACACCAGGAGGTCTAACAATAGATGACCTTAACAATTGGTGGGCTCAACAAAACCAAAATCAAGGTGGAATGGATGACTTCATGAGGTTCATGATGCTCATGTCTGTCATGGGTAATAGTGGCATGGGTGGTGGAGGCTATGGTGGTAGTCAATATGGCTATGGTGGCCTAACACCAGGCGGTGTACACCCCTCT